CGCCGCCGCCGTACCCGCCTTCCAACTGCGCGGCCGTCGTGCTGTTGTTCGTCCCGCCACCGCCGCCGCCGCCGCCCACTACCTCTACGATCGCCGCTCGAGCACCGGCCGGCTTCGTCCACATGCCGCTGGCCGTGAAAACCTGGACGTTGGGGATGCCCGGCGCGACGATGATGTCTCCCGCTTGCTGAACCATGTCCTACATCCCTTCAGAGCGTGTAGCGCGGAGTGTCGAACAGACGCACAGTCGCGCCTGACTTCTGTGCCTTGACGACACCGTTCACGGACCGGACTACAGTCGCGGTCTGGGGCGAAGCGGCACCGGTCATTGCGGTAACCGTTATCCGCTCTCCATCCACCCACAGGTCATACGGTGGCGCAGTCGTGGACCAGAGCGCCTGCCCGGCGACAGTTGCTACAGACAACGATGTCGCGGTACTAGTCGCTCCGGCCGCCAGCGTGCTGCCGCCCGTGTCGTACCGTGCAGTGCTGTACAGCGCAGCCTTGTACAGGTCACCGGGCCGGCACACGAACGTGAACAGCGACTTGCGTTTACCGTTCCCCAGCACCTGCCCGATCGTCTCCTGATAGCCGACGATGATCAGGTCCATTGCGTCGTACTCACCGATCGCGGACGCGCCCGTGATCCGCAGCGCGTCCCCGATGTCCGCCGCATAGACGGCCGCCGTCAGCGCCGGGTCCACCTCTCCCGCAGCGAGCTCCACAGACACGGACGGGTAGCGCGCCTTGTCCTGCGTGCCCAGGTTCACCAGCCAGGCGGCAACGCCGTTCAGCATGCCATCAGTCTGGACGTTCACGGTTGCTTCGTCGTCGTACAGCCCGACTCCCAACGGCGGGTCCTGTGTGGACAGCCGTCCGGACGTGAGCACCTGCCGGTACGATCCTCCGTCGCGCCTGGATGCGGTGACATCGTTGCGGGTGAGCTGGTCGTCGTCCACCGGGTCGAGCGGGTCCTTGACTTGCCGGCCGTCGAACGCCAGCGTTAGCACTGGGGTCTGGCCAACCATCGATCGCCGCGTCCGGTAGCGCAGTGCGGTGGTGGCTCGGTCCTCATGCAATATCCCCATGTCCGCGTTCTCAGCGTCCCTGATCTGCGCGAGCCGGGGCTCAGCGAACAGGACGCCCATAGGCATCGTGTCGTTGGGGTTGCCAACGATCTTGAGGGGGATTCCGCCATCGGACGCGACGCGGGTCATGCGGTCGGCGGCCGTGTCCCCGGCGTATCCGAACGCCGCGTCCGCTGCGTCGGCTGCGGTTGGGATGTTGGCCGCTACCGCGTTGGACCACAGGGTCAGGTGTCCGATGTTGGTCACGGTCTGATTCAGGTAGCGGCTGTACCGGATCCGGAACAAGGATGTGCCGTTCCAGATGTATCCGACCTGAGTCCCGGTATCGCGCAACGTGCCATCGATGTACAGCGCCCAGTTGGTATCGCTACCCGATGTGGAGACTGTGAGCCGGCAGTGATGAAGCGCGGTATCCCGGAGCTCGGGAAGGATGCCGGTAGGTGAGAACCCGATCGGCCCGACCGCATCGTCAATGAAGCTCACCTGAGCTGTGCCGCCGTTGACCGAGTCGTTCAGGGTGACGGACCAGCGGTTGACGTTGTAGTCCTGAATCTCGAACTGGAGCACGCCGAATAGCGCGGACTGGAACACGAAATCGAACGCTGCGTTGCGCTCGCCGGTCCCTACGTCTCCGCGCATATAGGCGTCCTCCACCAGCGATGTAGCGTTGAGCTCCATCACTGACCCGATAGCGCCTTTCAGGTCAACGCCGTACTTGTAGATGGCGTTGCCGAAACTGTAGAACCGTGTGTCCAGGTAGTAGATCCGGGGATTGATGTTCACGCTGTACAAGGTGCCCTCGGCACCATCGAGCGGGAAGTACGCAGCGAGCGCATCCGAGTGCGCCAATGTGAAGTCACGTAGCCCGGAGGATGTGGGTGTCTTGCCTTGCCCGTAGCGTCGGAGTACGCCGTTGGCAGTGACAGGTACCCACTTGTCATCGAGCCCAACGGAGAACCGGTTGGGTAGAGACGCGATCTCGCCCGTACCCCGGTAGTCCACATCGCCATACCAGATCCGGGAGGCGTCGGAGGATCCCGAGAATATCCAACCGTTGCCTTGGGCATCGTTGAATGTGGACGGACTGAACGGCTCCGCATCCAACGGTCTCGCCGTGAAATCAGGCGACGCCACTACGGTGCCGTTGATCCCCTGCCGAATCTCGGTCTTGTAGTGCACACACGGGTCAGTCGTCCCGACGATGTACGGGTACGCCCCCTGCTGTGACGCGGCCCCGATGCGGAGCGGTGCGGCGCTGTTGAATCGGGACGTTGCCCCCAGCGTCACGGCCGCACCCAGGATCGTGTACGGTCCGCCGATAGCGGGAGCCGTGTAGAACACCACCTGCCCCGTGCTGAGCTGGAGCGTGACCCGGATGGAGCGCCGGTCGAACGACCCCACCGTGAACGGAACCGTGCAGTCAGCCGAAAGCCCCGGCGTAGTCCCGGTGGGGAACCAGCGGAACCTGAGTACGCCGTTGATCAGCAGCAGCGACCAGTCCAGGTTGTTGACCGTGAAGTCGAAGTGCGACGCGATGTCATGTAGGCCGCTGGTCCAGCCGCTCACCACGCCATCAGCGCGCGGCAGGAACTGCATGTCGAACCGGATGTCCAGGTCACCTGACGACAGGCCGGCCGTGTCCGGGCACTGCGCCCGCCCGTTGGTGAACCCCAGTTGCTGACCGAGCACCATCCCGTATTTGCCGCGCCCGTACGTCAACCGGAGCGGGGCGTTGCGGCCGAGCAAGCCGAACAGCGGAGAGTTCGGGTTGCGCACGGAGAACAGGCCGTCATCGTTCTTGAGGGACAGGCTCATGCTCGACGGGCCGGCTGTGCCGTCCTCGCTTTGGAGTCCGCGCACGATCGATATCTCCGACCGGTCATAGATCCGGTCGGAGATGTTCGCCCAGTCGCCGGCCCCGAGACCGACTTCCAACAGCAGCGGGTCAGCCACCGAACACCACCCGGTAGGCCCCGCCGTCCTTCACCCGCAACGCTTCCTTGAACAGTTGCAGCAGCAGGTCACCCGCTCGAGTCCCGTCCGACTGAAGGACCAGCGCGCCGCCGCCGCTGTCACCGCCCACTGTGCTCACTCGCTCACCGGCCCGCAGCATAGCGAGTGACTCCGACCCGAGACCACCGGGCACGATGCCGCCGCTGTGGAAGTACGGGATAGTGAACGACTTGCCGCCAACGCCCGGGATCCACCCTGGCACGCTGAATCCCTTGCCTCCTACCGTGCTGTTCCAGGCTGACTTCACCCCGGAGAACGCGGCACGGAATGGAGCGGTGATGATGTTGGCAACGTTCTTCATGAATCCGGAGATCGCCCCCGGCACGGCTTTGATCGCTCCGAGGATGGAGTCCCGGTTCTTCCAGATCGGCTTTACCATCAGCGAGAACGGCGCTGTCATGAATCCCAGGATGCGGCCCCAGTTGGAACTGATCCAGTTAAAGATGCCTACGGCAACGTTCTTCACGGAGCCGAAAGCGCCGTTGACGATGTTCCGGAACGTCTCCGATTTCTTGTATGCAATGATCAGTCCGGTGACCAGCAGCGCGATAGCGGCCACTACCAGACCGATCGGGTTAGCCGTCATGGCGGCATTCACCAGCCACTGTCCAGCGGCCATTGCCTTACTCGCGCCGGCCGCAGCGATTGACGCGGCCTTGTTCGCGATCATGGCCCCGGTACTCTTCACGGTCGCCGCCGCCTGAGACAGACCTCCAGCAGCGGCCGCCTTGATTGCCGGTAGCAACGCTCCCTGGAATCCGTCCGCCAGCGCGGCCACACCGCCAGCCAGGTCGGTCGAGCCCTGAAGGATGTTGCCGCTCATGATCTCGCCCAGCCCGGACATGGTGTCCGTCGTACCGCGCCCGACAGATTCGAGCGCATCGAACTTGTCATAGGTTCCGTCCGCCGCCTCGCCGGCACGGTCGAACCCAGAAGCGTTATCGGCCATGGATTTGGACGCGGCACCAACTCCGTCGTCCATCCGCTTGGCTGCCTGACCAACGTTGTCGAACGACTTCGACAGCGCGGACTCATCGCCGGCAAAGGTCAGCGTGACCTGATTCTTTCCCGCCATCAGTCCACCTCCAAGTTCGCTGCGGTCGCTACGTCGAGCAGGCCCTGTAGCAGCAGCTCGGAGTACCGCGCCCGGTTGTCGAAGTAGGCATCGTAGATGTACCGGCCACTGTTCAGGAACGGGCGCGTCACGGAGCGCCGCCGCCCGACCTTCCCACCGAAGTCCAGCCACGGATAGTACGGAGCTTTGTTGCCTCCGCCAACGACCCGAGACGCGGTCTGAGTGGAGCGTGCCTTGACGGTGGACGCGGCCTTGCCGGTCAGCGTCGGCACCTTCGGGCGGGCGTCCTCCACCACGACTTGTGCCGCGCCATTGAACGCGAGGCGGAGCGCCTTCGGGAGCTCAGCGTCGAGCTTCTTCAGGTTGCGCTGGAACTCCCTCAGCCCGGAGACCTTGATCGCTTCGCCACTCACGCCCGCTCACCCGCCTTCAGTTTCTCCAGCTCGATCTGTTGAGCAACCCGTTGGTAGTACACCGACCACTGCACGAACTCAGCCTGTGTCATCTCCGCCCGGATCCGCCCTACCGTCATGTGTAGCTTCGTCGCTAGGTAGAACTCGAACTCCAGCTCAGGCGTCGTCTCCAGTTCCAGGTACGCCGCTTTTGTCGGCACCCTGACCGAGCTTGGACAGATCCTTGATCTTGTCCGTGAGCACTTCCATGTCGCCACCGGCCGGTCCCTGCTGCCACTCCATCACCTGATCTTCGGTGAGCTTCGGCTGAATCATGGCCAGAGCAACCATGCGCTGTTCCCACGCCTGCTCAGTCTTGATCCCCCCATCCGCGCGCGACTTCTGGAGCATGAAGACTTCACCACGGGACAGGCCCCTCACCAGCACCAGCAGGCCGCTCGGTAGCAGCAAATCCTCCGAGTCGGCGCGTTGCTTGATCAGCGATTCGGGAGTGGCGTACACGCGATCCACCTTCGTGGTCATCGGGTCCAGATCTTCGCTCATGCCTGCGCCGCGCTGTTCACGTCGCCGTCAAGCTCGAACTCAGCGGACCACTTGATCATGTCCGCTACCGGGTTCGTCTCGACGTACCCAACCAGTACCGCGCTGAACGCATCCTGCGGTTTGCCGGTCCCGGTCCCTTCGGGCTGACGGATGACAGCAACCGTTGTGCTCAGCAACGGCTGGAGCGCTGCGCGCGGACCGGTGACGGCCGTGCTTTCGTACGTACCGGACATGGTGAACTTGCCGTCCTTCAGCCCACCGGCCTTGCGGTGCGAGTTGTTGCCGTACGTGGTGGTGTCGTGCGAGTCCGCCGACTGGTTCAGCTCGGAACTGTCGGTGTATGCCGACAGGTCTTTCGTGGCCACCTTCACCACTGTGTCTTTGCCATGCTTGAATGCCATGTCAGGCACCCCTTCCAACGATGTCGAGAGTGAACGTTGCGGACAGGTACTCCACCGCACCGATAGCGATAACGTCGAACTCCGCTTGCTTGACGCGCACGCTATCGAACGAGTCGTACACGCCTGACTCCAGTACCGCCTTGAACGACGATGCCCCGGAGCCGGCGCAGTACTTTGCGATGCGGTCCCGCGCGGTACGGTCCGACACCTTCCCCACCAGCGCAATCACCGCAGGGTCCATCTGATCCATGCCGCGCCCGTAGCCTCCGTCGTACGTCAGTACGCCGGGGTACGTGACCACGGCTGCGGGTGCGGACGGTGGCTTGTCCGGAGGATGTCCGAAGACACGCAGTCCGGAGATCGTGTCGAGCCGGTCCGCCAGTTCCTGCATGACTGCGCCCATGTCCATCAGCCGACACTCGCCCGTCGTACGTACCGCTGGAGCATGACAGCTACGTCCGGGTCTACCTTTGCCAGAAGGCGAATCTCCGAGCCCAGGTCCGGTGACCCCGCCACACCGAACGGCGCGTCACGCCGCTTGAACAGCCGTGACGCCTGGAGCAGTGCCGCCTCTTTGATCGTCGCCGGCACGGCCGTCCATCCCCATAGCGCCGTAGCCTGCGCGACCCCAGACGCTGTCACCGGCAGGTAAACGCGCGTGTAGGGCACGCCTCTCTGCACAGCGTTCCGAGGATGGAAGTACGTCGGCGCGACCGCCGCACCGTCCACCTCCACGACCATGCCCGTGATGTCCATCAGGTCATCCGTGATGATCACCCGAAACACTCCCGTGTGCACGATCGGATACTCCCGCAGCTCGACCGCTTCGACCTGCCCGAACTGCCTGCGGGTGTGCTGGTCGATTGAGCGAGAGGCGGCAGTGATCTTTCCCGCCAACTCCGTGTCATCCACGGTGTCATCGTCGGGGATACTGACGTACGCCTTCAGCTCATCCACCGTCGCGTAGTCCGGTTCCCACATCGTTGCCGCCTCCCCTCTACTTCTCTGCCAGGTACTCCACGCCATCGATGACGTGGAGCCCTTCATGCTGGACGGTGTACCGGGCGCGGGTCGTGACCGCAGTGCCGTCTGGCAGTACGGCAATGCCGTTGCCGTCCAGCTCGATCACGTCTCCGACCTTGACGAACTGATCCGCCGTGTCCGCCTTCGCCTTGCGTGCGCGGGGTGGCATATCACTCTCCGTTCAGTACGTCGCGATACGCGATCATCGCGGCGGCCGTCTCGCTCGTCGCGACAACGATCGGGTTGCCGACAGCGGGCTGTGTGTCCACGACAGCACGCATGGTGCCATCGAGAATCACCAGAATGTAGCGATCCATCATCTGCTCCTACGGGGTGGTGAGGTTGATCTTCCGGAGTCCGGTCACGTCATAGACGACGCCCGCGAAGTACGCGAAGACCGCCATGTCCCAACCGGCAACGGTCTCGGTCAGCTTGTCCAGCCGGGTCAGGCCGGACGCCCAGACGTGAACAGCGGTCGGGTCCGCGACGAGTGAGTTCTTCGCTCCGCCCGTCACGCCTAGGCTGGCAGCCGGGTACATGCCGTATCCGGCGATGTCGATATGGGCGAACTTCTCCGCCGCCGAGCCGTCACGGTTGCTTGGGGCAATGATCGGGTAGACCTTCTCCCCGGTCGTGGTGAG